CGGCCCAGTTATGCCATCACCTCTCACCGGTCGCAAGGTTCCAGCTATCAGATCGTCTTTGTCGATCGGATGGATATTATGCTGAACAAGACCCGGCGGGAGGCTTTTCGGTCGCTGTATGTGGCCTGCACTCGGGCGAGAAAGGAAGTTCATATCTGCTGAATGTCCACTATTGACACAAAATTCCCGGTGGATTATCATTCCCTAATCCCCGGTATTTTGAAAGGAAACGCTCTATGATCCCTTCCATCGACGCCACTGTCAAGATCGAACAGTGGCGTCAGAAAGCCCGCGAGGGCACCCTTACCCTAGAGGAGGCCAAAGAAGCGGTTGCCTACCTCCGGGGCGCACGCGAAGCCGCTTCCGAAACCGCCAAACCTTCCCGAACGCACAAGGTCAAAGAACCCCCGATTTCCGGGGATGATCTGCTCGCCGGGTTTTAACAACAGCCTGAGAAGGAAACTCCGCAAATGTCTATCAATACAACAATGAGCAGGGTCAGGGATATAGAAGCCCAAATAATGAACTCCGAGGGGGAGATAATAAAACCCTGGGTATCCCTCCGTTTCTGGGGCTATCACCACGATTGCTCTACTGTTTTTCTAAACAGTCGTGAGGAAATTCTCCAGCTCATATCAAAGCTGGAAGCTGTTTTGCACAAACTACCGGAGGGGGATTCGCAATGACCACCCCGTCCCGCCCCCCGTTCCCCATGGCTATCGACTCCACCATGCTGGGAACGTTCCGCTCCTGCCCGCAGAAGATGTTTCGCATGTATATGCAACATTGGAAGCCCGGCGAGGAGTCTGTTCATCTGATCGCCGGCAAGGCCTTTGCCTCCGGGATCGAGAAGGCCCGCCGGGCCTTCTATGAAGAAGGGAAATCCGCGGACGACTCCGTTGCCCTCGGCATCGATGAGTTGTTGCGCGAATACGGGGACTTCGAGTGCCCGCCCGAGTCTGCTAAATCTGCACAACGGATGGCCGGCGCGCTGGAGTTTTATTTCGCCAACTACCCGCTTGGTGAGGATGGACTCGAACCCCTGCTATTTGCCGATGGACGCAGGGGGATCGAGTTTACCTTCTGCGAGCCTCTTCCAATCAACCACCCCGTCACCGGCCAGCCGATCCTTTACACCGGCCGGGCTGACGCAGTCGCTTCTTTCGCCGGAGGCAATTTCATTGTGGACGAGAAAACCACGACTTCCCTCGGCGGTTCTTGGGCGCAGCAATGGGATTTACGCTCCCAATTCACCGGCTATTGCTGGGCGTCTCGGCAGATCGGGCTAAAAGTGGACGGGGTGCTAATTCGTGGGGTATCCATCCTCAAGACCAAATACGATACCCAACAAGTCCCTACCTACCGTTCCGACTATGAGATTGACCGGTGGCTGCACCAAGTCGTCCGCGACGTGCAGCGGATGATCGGCTGTTGGCGGGAAGGATATTGGGATTACAACCTCGATCACGCTTGCACGGAATATGGCGGGTGCGCTCTTCGCTTGGTATGCAAGTCCCCCGATCCCGAAGCTTGGCTGCCGATGTATTTTCGCCAGCGAGTCTGGGATCCGCTTGCTCGCGCGGAAATGACTGTGGAAGAGTATGAAGCCGCACAAGCAGCAGGAGGCTAACCATGCCTCGCTGCCGCATCACATGGATTATTGAAGGGAAATTCTATGGTCAAAAAGAATACGACTCCAAGGGGAACTTCGTCCCGAACTCGCTCTGCTTCTTCTGCCCGAGAACGGGGGAGATATGGGCGCGGGCGCTTGTCGAGCCAATCATCCCAGACGGCAAGCCTATCATCTGGGCCATCCGAAACGCCCCTTCCCGCCGATCCGGAGAGCCCGGCCAACTTGGACAATTCCCTTGGTGGTTTTTCCCACTCCCCGATCACCCGCCCAGCGATGAACTCTGGCTATATCAAGCCACCCTTCTTCTCGAAGCGGCAGAAAGCTGCAATGCTTGACATTGTCTTTTTTCTCGCTGTGGGCATCGTCATCTATTTCTTGTTCACCTGAAAGGGGTTAACATGGCAACCAAAATCCCAGGGCAGAAAGTCCTACTCATGGGGCCAGCCGGCACAGGAAAAACCTATTCCATCGGCACGCTTGTTGAAACTGGGATCGAGGTTTTCCTGCTCACGTTCGAAAGCCCGGACGTATTGCTGGGCTATTGGACAGATCGCGGGAAGCCTGTTCCGGATAACCTTCACTGGCATACCCTTGCCGCCCCGGACGTGGGGTTCCAAGAGTTGATCGAAGCCTCCAAACAGATCAACACTGTTTCCTTCGAGATGCTCACCAAGATGAACGATCCGAAACGGTCAAAGCACAATCAATTCATCACACTGCTTGAAGCCCTCAACAACTTCCCCGACGATCGAACAGGGAAGACTTTTGGCCCGGTGGACGAGTGGGATCAAACTCGCGCGCTGGTAATTGACGGTATGTCCGGGATCAACCAAGCTGCTATGTCGCTGGTAGTCGGTTCCAAGCCGGTCAAAAATATGGCCGATTGGGGTGTGGCTCAGACAGTCATCATGAACCTGCTACGCAAGCTCACCGTCCACTGCGCCTGTCACCTTGTCATCATCGCACACGTTGAGCGGGAAGTTGACCAAGTCCTTGGGGGAAACAAAATTTCCGTTTCCACCCTCGGAAAGGCCATTGCCGGCCAAATCCCGCCCCTGTTTTCCGACGTGATCCTCACCGTTCGCGAGGGTTCCGAATGGACGTGGGACACAGCCAATCCAACAGCGGACGTGAAAACCCGCTCCCTCCCGTTCGCTGCCAAACAGAAGCCCACTTTCGCCACGATTATCGAAAAATGGCGCAGTCGAGTGAGCGCTGGTAATCCCCATTGACAACGCGGTTGCCTAACGGCAACCTATCAATCCCCATTGGCCGCAGGGGATCGGTCAACCGGGGTTCCTCCGTATCCCCAAACAGCCTAGCATAGCCTAGCCTAGCATAGCAAAAGGAAGCACAACATGACTTTCGATCCCAACTCCTTCCTGGCCCAGACGTTCGAGGGTGCTAATGATACCTCGATCACCCCGTGCCCGGAAGGTGAATTTCTCGCCGTCGCTGACAAGGTGGAAATGAAGCAGTGGTCGTCGAAGGATGGTTCAAAGTCCGGTCTCAAGCTGACCGTTCTTTGGGATATCCAAGACGATGCTGTGAAGGCCCATTGCGAGCGCGAGTCGGTGAAGGTTCCCCAGGACGTGATGCTCGATCTGACCGACTCCGGCCAGCTGGATATGGCCAAGGGTCGCAATGTCCGCCTCGGCCGTCTGCGGGAAGCGCTCGATCTGAACGCGCCGGGCCGGCCATTCTCCTTCGCCATGATCCAGGGTCGGATGGCCAAGGTGAAGGTCGGCCACCGTGTTGACGGTGAAGACATCTACGCGGAAGTCCGCGCCAACGCCCGCGCCTAAGCCGGCCTTGGCCTAACTTTGGGCCGGCGGGTTTAGCAGCTCGCCGGCCCTTTTTATCAGAGGGTGCCATGCAATATATCCCAATCTCCGACATTCACATTTCCCCAAACCGCCAGAGGCAAGAGTTCGATCCTTTTGCCATCACAGAGCTCGCCAATTCCATCCTTGCCCACGGCCTGCTTCAGCCGATCGTTGTCCGCGAGCCTCGAGAAGGTGAGACCGGTCGGGCCGTTCTGGTTGCCGGCGAGCGCCGCCTCCGGGCAATGCGGGAACTCTATGACCTCGATCAAACTTTCCGCTGTGGCACTGCTTCTGTTCCCCCTTTTCACGCCCCCTGCTCCTACATCGGGGAGCTTGACGAACTCGCCGCCGAAGAGGCCGAACTCGATGAAAATCTGAAGCGCCGGAACCTGACGTGGCAGGAGGAAGCCGCAGCCCTCGAACGTCTGCATAAGCTACGTTCCAAACAGGCGGCTGCCGCGGGCAAGACCCAAACCCTTCAAGCCACCGCTATCGAAGCGTTCCCCGATTTCACGCCCGGCAGTGCGAAGGTTGAAGCCACTAATATCATGACCCTTGCTCGGAACTTGTCCGATCCCGAGGTAGCAGCGGCCAAGACCAAAGAACAGGCCCTCAAAATCGTCCAAAGAAAGGCTGAGCGGGCGCAGAATGAACTTCTCGCTGCTGCTATCGGCAGGACTTTCAACAGCTCTGTTCACCAACTCCACCACGCCGATTGCATCGAATGGCTCGGAAAATGCCCAGCTAATTCATTTGACGTTATCCTCACAGACCCTCCCTATGGAATAGAAGCTCAATCTTTCCGCGATGCTGGGGGTATGCTGACGGGAACTGATCATCAATACGATGACAGTCAAGATAGTTGGCGAAAACTCATGTCAAGTGTTATTCCCCACTTATTTCGGGTTGCCAAACCAGAGGCCCATGCCTACATTTTCTGCGACATTGATCGCTTCCACGAACTTCGGGAAATGATGCGAAAGGCCGGCTGGTATGTATTCCGCACGCCGCTGGTAAATTACAAACCACATTCCGGCCGTATACCCCTTCCCGAACATGGCCCGCGCCGGCAGTATGAGCTAATTCTCTACGCC